TCATTCTTTCACCAGTAAATTGTAAGTTACACCATTTATTGTTACCGGCACAGCATTTAATCCGGTATTTGTAGAACCTCCAGGGGATGAGCTTACATAATAATCAGAATGATTCTTCTCTCCATAACCAGTTGATAAATACATTGTAGTACCACTAACTTTATAACCGGTCGCATTAACAAATCCGCCAACAGTTAATGATACAGCATCCCAGGTGAGGAAAGTAACCCCATTAAAAGATATTTTCGCATTGTCAGTAGCAATGATATTCAGGTATGAGTCTCCCTGAGCATCATCACCGAATGATGTTGTTACACCTGTGAATGTTTTGGCACCGGTTATATATTCTGTACCAGACAGATGAACATAGTTAGCGGCTGCCGTAGTAATCGCACCATCAACGTAACTTTTATTTGTGAGTGATGCTGTATTATCCGGATTATAAACGCACCTCGGAGCTTCGTTCATAAAGAACGTTCGATTCCAAACCTTATTGGCTGAGTCTGTACTTAGTGATGAACCCGGTGTGCCAATTTCTATTTTATTTGTAAATCTTTTTTGTCCCGGTAAGATTTCAAATCCTGTTGGATGTATTACACCCGTCTTCAGAATATAATCTATATCCTTCAGATTTTGATTTATACTATCCGCACCAGGCCTGTCACCTTCATCCCACATACGAAGTTTATAGTACGTGGTGTATCCGCTTGGCGGATCATACTGAGCTGATGCGATGGTTGACATAAGCATCAGGGTTATTAATATTAAGATTAATTTTTTCATGTAATTATATTTTAAATTGTTCCGTCTAAAGTATCCTTGTTGATTCTTCTAAGTCCCTCTGATATTTTTGGTATCATCTCATCAACAATTTGATTCCATTCGCTGTCACTCAATCCTGTAATCCTATTGGAGTTTACTTGTAAGCTTATACCGGGGTTTACTACTATAGATTTAGAACCCGATGGTGAGCCAAAAGATGCTGGGATGTCAAGTACTGGTACCTGAAGATTAAATCCTGCCGTGGCATTTGCAAAATATTTGCCGATGTCATTACCCTTATTCATAATATCAAGCCAATAACGATTTGCTGTAAAAGCAGTGCCTTTTTCACCAACAACATATTCTTTCTTATGAACTATTCCTGCTGGTTCCTTTGGGTCACCATCACCAGTGTATCCGCCACCATCAAAGAGAAAACCGAAAATACTACTGATACCCGGTAAAAGAAAGTTTCCTATGGATTCAAAAAATTTAGATGCTGCAAGTTTTGTTAACTCCGCAGTAACATCCTTTATAAAGATTTGAAATATACTCCTTGCTTCACCAAATACACTGTTCCACATATTACTGAAACTGTTTTCTATTTGTGATATTGCATCGCTAAATCCATTTGTTAATATACCTTTTAAAACCTTGTTAGATTCCGTTTCGATTTTTGCAACCTCTTTTATTCTTTCAAGGTCTTTCTGCTTCAGTAAATCGGAACGGGATACAGATTCTGCATAAGTACTTACAATGCGTTCTTTTTCTTTTTGGTATTTCTTCTCAATATTGTCTTTTGCAATCGCATATTCATCGTTACTATTTTTTAAGGTGATAGATTTTAATTCCTCATCGAGTGATTTCTGAGATTCAATCCGTGCCAAAGAGAGTTCTTTAGTCTTTTCATTTAGAAGTTTTTCAGACTGAAATTTCTTTTCATCTTCAGAGACCTTAGATTCTGTAACTTTTCGCTCCATTTCCTTGTATGCTAATTCAATATCAGCAGTCTCTTTATCAATTCCATGAAGTACTTTAGCCTGACGCTTTTCTAGAAATTTATCAACATCACTGATTAATGCATTACGGTCTTTTTCTGCTTTCTTTTGTTCATCGGAAAGTGATTTTTCAAGTTCAAGCTGTTTGGTTTTTAAGGATTCAATTTTCTCATTCGCTTTGCGTATATCATCAGCCTTAGTAAGAGTGGGAATTAAAATATCTAATTGTTCACGGTATTTTGTCAAAAGTTCATTCATTTGAGCTACACTGGCATCCCCGCGTTTCAATTGCTCATCCATAATCTTCACCTGAGAATCATATTCGGCGGTTAACTCTTTTAGTGCATCAAGCTCTTCTTTATCTTTACCGCTGCCTTTTTTCTTTTTTTGACCGCCGCCAGGAGGTTGAGTGTTATTTTCGTTCGTTGCAGTTTCCGCACCGGTTAGTGCTTGTCTGACAGGGTCTTCGAATTTACCCCCCTTAGAATCTTTATCTTGATTTCTGAAGGCATTACCTATACGGTTTATGTCACCTTCAATCTGATCCATGTGGGCTCTCCAACGAGAAGGATTAAATATTATATCATCAATACTTATATCAGATAAAGTATTTAAAGCTTTAGCAACCGCTATAACAGCGTTAGCAACATTAGATGCCCAACCAATAAGAGTTTTAAATACATCTATCACGGCATTAGCGTACCAAATAACACCTGCAAACCCTACTCCACCTAAAACTTTCAGAGCTTCTAATATCTGTGGATTCTGAATTATAAGATCAGTTATTATTTTATTAATTTTAAGAAAAGCTTCAATTGCTGTATTGACAATAACTTTTAATAATTCAAATCCATTTTTCGCAAGATCTTTTAAAACGTCGAGCAATACTGAACCGCCATCACCGCTACCCTTAAACATATCAATAACACCACTCATATTTGTCTTTAGTTCATCCCATGCACCACTAAATTCATCAACTACAAATGACCATAAATCTTTCAAACCTTCCCATAAAGTGGATATTGTTTGTTTAAGATTATTAATTGCATCTTCACCGCCAGCCATCGAAGTAACCCATGCTCTAATTGAATCTATATTTTCTGAAATATAAATTGCAATTCCACCGATTGCTGCAATAACCGCCCCAATGATTATAGGAAGTCCACCAAGTTCAATGTTTAACGCAGAAAGAATTGGAATAAGCGCAACAGCGGCAATAGCCAGCGCACCTATTAAACCAATTGTTGTTTGAATAGCTGGGGATAATGTTCCAAACCATTCGGCTAACCCCTGAACCGCTTTACATATTTCAAGAATTACAGGTGCAAATGCTTTTCCGAGATATTCTTTAATGTCACCAAATGCATTCTTAGTAATTTCAATTTGCCCTGCAAGGGTTTTTCCAAATGCTTCAGCTGTAATGGATGAGTTATTTGCAAGCAATGTTTCCATTGCTGCAAATCTTTCAGCTGCAGTATAAGTTTTCCACATAGATTTTGTGGTTTCATCCATTACGATGCCAACTCGTTGTAATGCACCGGACATTTCAGTTGCACCGGATTTGCCAATCATTATTGCCAGATTCTGAAGATTCATTCCTGTATCACCTGCCCGTGAAAATGCAGATGCAAGATTAAGCATCGATGGTGTAAGTCTCTCTATTAATGCACCGCTGATTCCATCGAACGTGGTCATCATTGCCTGCATATTAGTAATATCCTGATCATCGAACGGAGTGATTTTATGTAAATCTTCAGCTTGCTTTATTAATGTATTATAAAAATCACCTGCACCGATTCTTTCGAGACCCGCCTGCAATTTATTTTGTACAAGTTCTGCGTCGGCGTATTCTTTCCCCAGGTCCATTACATATGACTTCAACTCACCAAAAGCAGCTTTTACTTGATTGATTACACCAGTAATAATTTCAAATTTTGCAAAGGAATTGAGAGAATTGTTAACGGAATCTTTTACGTTATCAGCGAGCGATGGTAAACTCTTTAAATCATTTTTAAGAGGCTCGAAGTTTATATTATCAACATTTATATTCAAACCTTGTTTCATTTCCGACAAAGTCTGTTTGACCAGAGATAACGCAGCCTTTAAGTCACCTTGAAACTTTTCAAGGTCAACTCTAAACTCAAGATTCGCACTTCCTAAATTCTCGGGCATATTATTTTACTTTAAATCCTAATCTGCCGAGACCTGCCAACATCTTTTCTTCAGCTTTAATTTTTTCTTCCATAGTTAATTTTTTGTTGATGGTTGGTGTGGATATTTTATTATTAAAGGCTTCTAAGAGCTTTGTATTCTTTCCCGTGAAACAACCAGCTATCCAGTCCATATTTGCATAATGCATTCTGTACATTTCTATTTTATCTTCAAGAGATTTCTCGATTTTATTTTTAAGCATCCACAAACCGAACACATATTCGACCTGCCAAATCTCGTTGAATTTGGCAGGATCGTTATCTGCGAGTTTAGCGCATATCTCTTTGTATGATAATCTTTGCGAGTCATCACCTGTTATTTCTTTTTTTCCGGGATGCTGGCCTGGTTTGTGGCCGAACCACTTTTCATAGCCTCTTGCAAGGCTATCGAGAAAAAACGTATCAACTCCACAAAATCTTCGTGACACATTTCACTTTTAAAGAATTTTCTGTACTGGTCGGTGCCACTTAAAGGGGCGAAGGTTTTGTCGGGGATTTCACAACCGTCGAGCATAAGTGTTGCAATCTCAGGTAACTTAACTCTGCTGACGAATAGCTCCGAGATTTTCTCATTGTCTATGACTCCCTGAGTAAGAGGGAAGCCTGCAACTTCATCGATTTTATCGAGTGTTTTAAAAGGGTACTTTGTACCTTTAAATTTTCTGCTGCCAATTTGGATTTCTGCCATGATGTAATATTATTTAAAATTAAAAGAAAGTTCTGTTTCAAGTTTCCAACTTGCGTTGTTATAATCGTAGTATGCACCTCCGTCTACCCCTATCTTGTCAAATAAAGTAATACCGGTTTTAAGTCCTGCATAGTAATTGCGTTCATCGATGAACGGACCCGATGCATCCCTGAGGAATTTCGGATTTACAGTGAAGCTTCCTCTGATCACCGCATCAATACCTTTCCAGGTCACACGTTTTGAATCGATTCTGATTGCTCCGCTGTCTGCGTAGGCAATAAATTCAGAGCCGACGTTTGGGAAGATATATTTCTTTAAAAGCGAGTCATGTTCATTCCATCCGAATGCAATAATGTCTTTACGGTTCTTTTCTAAAGTAAGAATCATGTCCCTATATTGAATAGAGTTCTGAAAAACTGTATCACGGATTATCTGTGCTTCAGGTACAAGAGGAGTGACATCTCTGAATACAGTTTTATAAATAATATTGTTCCTGTATTTAATACGGTCTTTGTATTCAACTTTAAGAACTGTGTCCGTACGTTGTATGTATTGTATTGATGGTCTTGGTGTGTTATCTGCCTTATCAGCCAGCCAAAGTGAAAATAGGAAATAACCTATTATGGCAAGTACTACAAAAGCTAAAATGTATATAATTGTTTTAGTCATAAGTTTATTAATTTTGATTATTAAATAATTTCCAGTAAGTATATCTGAATTCAAAAACGCTTTTTGAATAATCACCACCAAAAGTATATTTATCTACATCATATCCATTATTGAGTGCCCTTAAAACATTTCCCTGACCACAATTGTATGATGCAACAATAGCCTGCAGAAAAATATCATTACCGAGTTTTGCGGCATTGTATCCGTTGCGCTCAAGGAATAAACGTTTTTCTTCAAGCACCAATATTGATTTTTCGAAATATGAGATATAATCTGAAAGCGGTGTATCTTCAATAAATTTCGGATAAGAATTAATATCGATTTGAATAAAACCAAAACCGTGATAACGCTTAGAACTTTCACCCGGGCGACGGCTATAATCACCTTTCATAAGACTGCAGATTGTTTCAAAGTCTTTACCCTGATTTGCGTAACGCAGTATCAGAAAACCAGTTTCCCGGCAGGTAATACCCGCGAGTAAAGCTTCTGTGTATAGTGAATCACTATATTTATTGTCAGTAAGCTCACGGATTGCGGACCCGAGGTTTTCGTGAATCCAGTTTAATATGTCAGTATTAGTTTTAATCATTTTCTTTTTAAAGAGCCGCCGGTACAGGACGGCTCTTAATAATTAAATTTGTTATCGATTATTTGGAATGATCTGTCAGATAATACCCGAATAGAAATATTCCTATTGCCTGTGCAGCCGCAACTATAAACGGAGGTATTATTATCTGCCAGAATGCATTAAGCACATATGTTGCTATTGTGATAACCGTAGTTATTACTGCCATCACATTTGGCGGAGCTTCTTTAAAGCTGTTTGGGTCTGCAAACAACGTAATAATTGCAATCGCACCTGTAATCACAAATGTTGTTACATCCGCTGGAATGGGTGTAACAAACGTATTGATTGCCCAAGCTACCATTGTAACTAAAGCTGTTATAAGACCTGCTAATGTCGTTCTAGGGTTCATTTTTTATTAATTATTATTTAAAAGTTGTTTTGATTTGTCAGCTCTTGGATGCAGTGCCTCAAGATCTTGAAGTCGGGCATCCTGAGATGTTGTTTTGTTCTTTTCTGTCTGCATATCCTGCTGAACAGTTTTCATATCCACTCGTAGATCTTTAATTTCACCGTTTATGGAATACAAGATGAATGAGCCAAAGAAACCTATAAGCGTAAAAAGAATACCGAAAACCATTATTGTTATCGTTAATGCACTTTTGTTATTCCCTGTTTGCTCTTCCATTTCTTATATTTATTTATTTTTTAGTTTTCTGCCTGAGTTTTAAAATCAGAGTGCAGGCAGTGGCAAGACGGTCTACCTGCACCCTATGTATCTCCATTACATCGGAAATTTATAACTATACCTTATTGGCTTTAGATATTTTTGGTCGTTAACAATTAACTGATTGTTCCAATTTACGAACCTATTGTTTTCGTTTGTGAAATGTTTTCCGGAGCCTTCTACTTGTTTTTCAATTCGGTTAAGTTGTAGGTCACCTAATATCACCTGAGAAAAAACACTGTCTGATTCTGCATGCCTGAATATTTTGTAAGTTAGGCAGTTAAATCTCAATGTTTTTTCAGGCGGTACAATCACATAACTGTTTGCAAGTTTTGCACCATACCTATCAGAAAAATATACAATCAAATTCTTTGATGCAGATTGATTGGTTATAATTCCTGTGCGGGTTGCGACACTCGTATACTTAACGGTGTCTTCTGCCGTTTTCACGTACTTAGCAGTTGTACTTGCCTGAATAGGCTGCTGTGCTTTTGCTTCATTCAGTAACGGCATAGAGAACATAACCAATACTAACAAAATCACTGACAGCCTGAATGCATTTCTGAGTTTCATTCTATTTCCTTTCTTTTTTTCCCGGTGTAATCCCCATTATTCTTTGAGTGCACCCGGTTTGATTTATGTTTATAATTATGATAGTTAATTTTATTAAGCACCCGGTTCCGGCACAGCTGGCGCAGCATAGCCATCAATCTCAAGAGTACCCAACGTCATCACATTATCAACTTCTTTTGGAAGTGCTACAAAGCTGAATGTAAATGCATTTTCTTTATCCTTCACGAATTGAAGCTTTAAGCCACCTGATGATTGAATTTTAAGAAGCGTGATGGTTATGTATTTTGTCTCATCCATAGGACGCGGAACTTTATAAATCAATTCAGCTTCCGGAGGAGCAACAAGGTTTGATTTAATTGTGTACGTTAGCTTATTGTTCTCAATATCCTCCACAACATCATTCGGGTCACCACCGAGAGCAATAACAAGATTACGCATTGACATCTCGAGCAATACGATAGTTCCTTTTGTATCACGACCAATAATAACTTGTTTAACTGGATCAAGTGACTGATCAGCCAGGATGTTTAATAGTTTCGGTTGAGATTCGAGGTTAAAATCTCTCGACAAACCTACAAAAGTTGGATTTGCTTCTCCTTTGAATTTAAGAGATAAATTACCAGCTCCAATTTGTATATCATCCGGGTTAAAGATATTTTCTGCCATTTGTTTAATTCTCCTTTACTTTTAAAAGTTTATTTTCAAAATTGTTTTATGTTTTAGTGGTTAATCAGTATTTGTTTGCACTTATATTTCCGTTCGTTAAGCATATAAATTGCATTTGAGAAATCAATCTTACCGTAACCGTTAGTTGGCGAGAAGGGTTGTTTTGTACTTAATTTAGCATAATTAAACGCATCGGATAAACTGCATTTGGAGCTGTCTTTAATACGGGCAAGTTTGCCCGCTATATATCCGTTAGAGTAACTACTCGCCATTTGCCCCGTAGTATCTTTATCGTAGAAATGTATTGGATAACCTGTCTTATTAGCAGTATCTCCGGCGCCTGTTGCAACAATAATACTCAATGTATTACCTGTATTAATGTGTGAATTACTGCCCGACGGCATTATAAATAAAATATCTGGGTTATTAATAGCAAGTGACTGGATTGTAAAACCACCATAACCGGTTGTACTTCTTACTAAAAAGTTAAACCCGGTATTTCTTAATGAATCTATAAATCCTTGATTCAGATAAGAATTAGCAGAGCGAATCACAGTTATATTATTTAGATTCCCGCCGCAATCTATATAGCCTTGCTTTACACATTCCTCAACGATTGAATCATGCTCACCTCCGTAACCACTCACCATAACTTTACTTTGTGCAAAGAGTAAACAGGGAAATAATATGATTAATAATATTCTCAACCTGCGACCCCTATGTAAATAAATCCATTTAAAATATCATCAGAGAAATTGGATCTTAGGTTTCCGTCCATAACACTTCCAACCTGTAAGTATATACAAATGTTGAAAGTATCTTGTATGTTATAAGAAGGACTAATAAAATCAAAATTTACATTGTTCAACATAACAAACAGATATGTGTGAGATGAGAAGATTGTATCCGAAGCTGTAATATAATAAGTTCCTGGAGCGTTTCTTGTTGCAGTTATTGTTACCCCAACAAAGTCATTTTTTAAAACCGTAATTGATGGATTCTGTTCACCAGTTTGAGAGACTGCCAATATGATTTCTTTCTTCCCGAGTATTTCGGATTGATTTTTAGGATAGAATCCATTGCTATCACTGAATACATAACTATTTGGGAAGTCTGACGCTTTAATTACATTTTCGGAATAAAGAGAATCAATTGTAACTTTATGTGTAAAATGATAACCGAGTGCTGTGTCAAGATTTAATGATGTCTTCCTGATTACATCAACATCATTTATGTACATTATTATGTTTGTCCCGGCGGATTTTCCTTTGCTGATAATTTTTATACCATCAAATTTAATAATGATTTTTTCGCCTTTACCTATTCCTATGTAATTTATAGATGAGAATTTACCATCTCGGTCTGGAATATAAGTAAAAACAGAATCGCTGCCGATATTTTCAATTTTGACCGAACGATAACTGTTCACTCCAAAAAATGTAGTATCGTTAGAAGTGCCGATTGTTTTTCTTATGATCTGTGGGTTCTGTGACATTGCGACATTAGTCGCACAAATCAGTATTATTAATATTATTCGTTTCAACATTTTTATTTTTGTTTATTTATTATTAAAGCCTTTATTGGAAGTATCATTTGCATACAAGGATTAGCTTCTATCATTGTCATATAGTTTTCACCTCTTCCGAAATTAATACCTCGAATCTTTACAATAAGCTTGTCTATGATTTGTTTTGTCTTAGTGTACAAATCATCTTTATAGTTTTTAATTTCTTCCTCGGTCATGACGTCCAGGTTCTTGCATTCGATTAGCAAATACATCGTGCATTCCTGAGTCGAACCATAAATTGTTGCACAGTCACCCTGACCAAAATTAAACGGCTCTTCATCAATGATTACTGCAGGATATGCAGTAGGAACAATCAGCTGTGTCCTGGAGACATACTTAATGAAATCTAAACCGAGAGTCGCTTCACCCTCTACATAGTCACCCTGATTTCTGTTTGCGTTAATCACTGCAATTATTTTTTCCTGAAGTTCCAATTGTGTTATGCCTGAAGTTTTAAATTCTTAATTATGAAATCTGTATTCATCATAAGTGCCATCTTTAAGAATGGAAGTCCCTGTGTTCCGGTCCTTGAAATCTTACGTGCGATTAAGAATGCTATTGCTCTAGCTTTCGCATCATCACCTTCCTTTACTGCGCGTCTCATCGTTGTTGGTTTACCCTTAGCATCTCTTAATATTCCTTTTTGGATTACCCATTTAACCAGCGGATCGATTGGAGGAAAGTGAGCCTTAGTACCTTCATGTTCGTATATGCCATAAGGAACGTTTGCACCAACACCAACGACACCGATGATCTGTCCGGCAGATTCGTAAACCTGCTCACGTAAATTCTTTACTAACTCCGCAGATGCGACTGCTTTTTTATCGCGGATGATTCTATCGGCATCACGATGAAGTTTAAGAAGAATAACCATCAACACTTTTTCGATAGTGCTTCTTACGTTTTTATAATACTCATCAAACTTATTTTCGAAGTTATCTTCCATTATTTATACTGCAATCATTTTAGTGTGACCCGCGATACAGGAATCCGGATTATCATCCGAGTCTGAATCTTTATTTAATTTCCAATCACTAAGAAGCGATTCCGCTGTAGATTTATAACCTGAGATAACCTGTTGTATTTCTGCCTCACTCATCATACTTACCTTTGAATCCTTATACCCTGTTGACTTTACAAGACCCGACCCGGAACTAACTTTGCTTATGGTCGGAAGTATGTAACATAAACAGAAATAAGATTCTGCCAATGCAAATATATGTTTATCGGCATCACCCTCCTCTTTTGCTCTTATTTCATCGTATTTTATTTGACCTACAATCTTAATGACATCCCTGCGGCCAAGTGGCATCAACGGAGAAATTTTGGTAGCAGTGTCGACTTTCTCAATGTTGCCAACCTGTTTTATTAATGTGGTATTAGTTATGTATTGTATGTCTGCCATTGTTCTGGTTTTAAAAAGGGTGCCGAAGTTCGCACACCAACACCCTTTCGCTTATTCGTCTTCTTCTCGTTTTTTAATTATTGTTCTAACTCTCCAATTACTATTGCATCAGGGATTACAAAGTTCGCATCAATATCCATCGAAGATACTATACTGATATTCTGCTTAAAAATATCCTTATCGCGTTCAACGAGCATCTGCTGACCATATCCTATCGCAAGGTTTTCGGGAAGTGTGAGAAGGATTACTCCTTCAGGCATAACCCATAAAGGTTCTACAAGAATATCTTCGCAGAATACCGGAGCATTTTTCACTGACATAAGATCACCAAGGGCAGTATTTCTTTCAGCAAGTTCATCTTTGTAAGCCCTTCTTGTTTTAGGGCTTACTATAAAACTAAGAGCGGCCGGATCAGACTGAAATTCACTTGGAAGTTTATCAAGCATTCCTTTAAAGATTGAAGAATACTTCATATTAGCATCAAACGGGAATTTATGAGTTGCGGCATGTAAATGGGCTTTTTTATTGATACCGTCTATAATCTTGTAGAATTTGCTTTGAGATTGCTTATCACCTTTAAATGCAAGAGCAAGTGAATCGTTTGCCCATTGCTTTGAAAATAGGTCAAACACCTTTGCTTCGAGTGCTTGTTTCATTTCAGGCGTTATCTCTACATTTCCGCCAATTGCTTTTTGCAGCCAGTCGTAAGTAAGCTTCACCATTGCCATAGCTTTAACTGGCGTGAGTGTTTCAACACCTCTATGGACACCTGCTAAATCTTCGATAGCTGTATCTTCTAACTTTTCCCTTAAAATCTCTGTGTCGATGCCGAGTCTGTCTAAGTCAAGAGACTTAACTATCCCGGAATCAATTCTCATTTTTTTCATAAACCCTGATTTATCTTTCAGAGTCGTTATGAATTCCGTGAGCTGTGCACCGTTCATCAATCCACCAACAGCGAGATCAATGGCTTCTTTCCACAACTGGATTCTTTCTGAGTTATTCATCTATGTATTATTTAATTAAGTAATGATGTTTAATAAATTTGTTTATTTAAGCCCGAGAAAATTAAATTTTCCAGAACTTTTAGCAACTTCCTCAGACTTGCCTGGTTCCTGACCACTACCCGGGGTAGCTTTCTTTAATTCTTCGTTTTCTTTCTTGAGCGTCTCGACTGTGGCGGTCAACTCTGTAATTTTTGCATCAGATTCTTTCTTTAATTCTGCTGCCTTTTTTTCGACGGCTTCGTCGATGCTTTTTTGAATGTTCGGTTCCACTTTATTATCTGTTTTAGTTTCTGAATTTGTTTTAAGTTCGTTAAGTGCATCAATCGCAGCATTTAACTTAGAAAGTGTTGCTTCAGAAAGAGTCTTTCCGGCTTTCTCAATATCAATTGTATCGCCTTTCATAAGGTCTACTACTATACTTTTGGCAATGTTAATTGAATCTATTTTCGTTTTGAACTGGTCAATGTTCGTGAGGATTTGAGTTTTCTTATCTGTTATATTCTCATCATTTAAAACCTGCCGAATTGAATCTGACAGTATCCACACATAGTCCTGTATATCCTGAGTGCCGACCAGTGCGTTAAAATCTTTTATGACTTTAATTTTATTGTCTTCCATTTTATTATTGTCTGTGTTTAATAAACCTTTAATTAGAGTAATAAACTTTTTTACAACTGGTAAATCTTCCTTTGTGATGTCTTCGGAATTTGTGATGCGTTCTGCAGTGCCGTACATTGAGAAACCTGTGAATGTTCCGTCTTTAACCTGAGACCATATTTCCTCGTTATCGACTTTCACGACAATAGCCCAGGCTCCAGGATCTTCCGGGTATAACTCGTCACCCTTTGCCACGATGTAGCACTGTACAATCTTTACATCTTTTGCAATCTGTAAATTATGACCTGTGTCAACTTTAGCAGTCGAATCAAGTTTCGCCATGAAATTATGACAAGCTTTTTCAACCTCGTCGGCATTAGCATAGTCACCTTGTGTGTCGACTTTTCCGACGGGATAAACCAATCCGTAAACAAGCCTTTTCTCATCGTCTTTTTTAACTATGTCAAAATTACGAAGTGCGACAGATGTCGGTAATTCCATTGTACCAGCAGATTTAAAAATGAATTGAGTTTTATTGGCTGCTTTTCCAACGATAGAAATTAAATCTATATCAATATTTCTGAGTTCGGATTTCATGATTAACTTTTCATTTCTTTGTTCTATTTTATATTGTTATGCTTCATGGGAGTAAATTTAGAATAGCAAAAGGAAAAAATAAACCTTGATTTTTCAAGGATAGATTTGTAGAGACTTGACAGGTTAATTTATTTAATGTAAATTTAAAGCAATTAAATATAATGGTATGAGAATTCCAATTACAATTATTAAAGAAGAAGTGAAGTCAATTACATACAATGGAGAGGTTGTAAGTAAATCAGACTTTACAGAATCGACAGGCAAGTATCATTTCAAATATTACATTTCTACATTATCAAAAAAAGGCATTGAACAAATAGGCAAGATAGTCAACAGCTTTGAGATATACGTTGACAAAGTTGGCTGGTTTAGATGTGAGTGCTAAGGAAACCTAAAGATTGAATTTAATTATTCAATCTTATAATTTATATTATTAGTGTTTATTAATTAATATAAATTATGAAATATACTTCTAAAGATTTGTTTGAGAAATACGGTACATCCCGTAGTAGGCTGCATCAAATGAGATGCGGATATACAAATACAAAAGGTAATTTTATCAAGCCAATACTTATTGAAGGTAAAGACTGGAACTGGGATAGAGGGATTATCAAATACTCAATATCAACTATAAGAAAGCTTGATAATTATTTTTCTTAAAATATTTTATTCTTTATATTTTATTGTAACAGAAACAATTGTCTTTTCCCAATTAAGCATAAAATATTTGTCAGATGATTCCCAAAAAATGGAGTACGACCGATAACCAAGCAATACCTCATTTGCTATTGTCCAGTTGAAACTTCTTGCGGCTTCATCATACTTATCATCTTTCTTATAATACGGTCCAAGTCTTTTGCTCAGATAAGCCCAGCACCCATAGAAAAAATCATCTGTCGTAGTCATTTTATTTAATTGAAGAACTTTCTTTTCCGCACTGTACATAGCCCCATCAAATTCTTGCATATTTAACTTTGTATAATAAGTATCATCAAAATAAACTTTTGTGTTCCATTTCAAGAACTGTTCTCTATCATCAAGATCAATGCCAAACATTACTTGGCAAAAAGATACAGACGATGAGAATAAAATAATTAGTAACAAAAACAAGTTTCTCATTTTCGCTCCGATAGTTTATTTAAATAATTTAAAAATCAAATTTATAAAGTATAATATTAATAATAAAATCAAAACAAAGACAGAAAGCTTTAAGCCATACAAACGAGTATTCATTTTACATCACGGATAATTTTCATTAATTTATATATATGATATATATCGCTTCTTTTTACTATTGTCGGTTCATGTTTTGTGTTTACCGAATAAAGCATGATTAGATCGTTCTGTAAGTATTTTATTAATTTTGCATTCCCATCCGATGTTTCTGGCTCAGTTTTAAAATTTACAACAACAGTTCTGCCGTTCTTGATTAGATGAGGTTCATCCGAGCATAATAGTAAATCGTTCGGATTAATAAACGGTGTCATCGAATCCCCTTTAGCTCTTAATATAAAAGGATTATTTAAGTGACTTACATCGTTAACGGTATAATACTCCGAACCATATTCATTCCAGCTATGTAAAGGTAAACCACATCCAACACTTCCTACAAACGGTACCTCTCTTGTTTTAGTTTTGTATAGAACATTGGTTTCATTAACTGTTTTAAATGACTTATCAATATATTTATTACCAATTCCGGTAAACAACCATATTAAATTTACATGTGCATTATTAACAAACTTATCTAATATTTCTGTTGAAGGTTGTGTTCTTCCGGTCTCGTAATCAGATATTAATTGATAGCCAATCCCAATCCGCTGTGCAAACTCTTTCTGAGTTAAGCCCTCTCTTAACTCTTTAACCCTCTTTTGAAAGGTTTGCTTATTAAAATCTGACATATTTAAAATGTGTTTGGCAACCGCTTTTAATCTTAACGTGATGATGGTTAAGACATGGTTAAAAACGGTTAATACTAAATTAATGGGTAGTTGTGAATTTATCAAGTGAATTCTTGATATAACGAAGATTTTAACAAAATCGTTAAGTAACGGATTTTGTACTTGACAAATACGTTATATAACGATATTTTTGTTTAAGAATTCTTTAACAAACGAATTAGAACAAATATGACATTAAAAGAACAACTGAAGAAAAAGGGTAAATCAATCAGAGGTATTGCTAATGACTTACGGCTCAATCATTCTACAGTATTACAGATTCTCGATAATACTTATGATGGAAAGCAATCCACAAAAGAAAGAGTATTAAATCATATTACATTCGTTCTTGTCGATAAGGATGATCTTAATGATGTGGTTTATTCGAATCATGAACTTTTCATTAGAGCATTAACATTCGCACAACGATCACTGAAAAATTTTACTGATGACGAAGCACTTGTATTAATGGAGACAGTTCTGAAATTAAAAAAATATAAAAAACATACCGATGATGAAAAAGAGAATAAATCAATTTAACGAAACGCGTAACGTTAAATTAATAAAGATGATGGAAAGGGCAGGATTAAAAGACAAAGTCATAGCCCAAAAAATAGGTATTAGCCCTGTTTGGTTATCTAAAATCAAGAATGGGAAATGTGTCCCGAAAGAAACAATTTCCAAACTCGAAAATTTCCTTAATGAATTTAATAATAAGGTAGCATGATAATAATTTACAACTCTATTAACCTTTAATTATATCATTATGTACGACTTTGAAAATCAATTGAAAAGGTACAAGAAGAAATGCGCTTTCAACAAGCGGCTTTACAAAGACCGTAAAGAACTCAGAGATAATCAAAAAGTAAATTCGACTGAGACGAATAAAGTAAATGCACTTCGTGCTTTCAACGATAATTTAAAAACAACACGAATAATATGTCTGAACTAAATGCATTATTAAATTCTGATTCTTCTCAGGTATCAAGCAATGTCGAAGCAATTAACAAGTTTGCGGATATAGATAACCCGGTACTTCGCCTTCAATCTCTGTTGAATTATATAATCGATAATGGTGTGAAAGGGAAACCCGAAACGCTAAAAGTTATCAATCAGTTCAACATCAAAATATCCTACTCTTCAATTCAATCTAAAATTAAAATATACAAAGCCGGCGGAGTGGGGGCTCTGAGTAGAAAAGAGAAAACTGACAAAGGAACTGTAAAGAGTTTTTCAAATGAAGTACTCCAGAAGCTACAAGATATTTATGTCGATGAAATCAAAGGCGGAGTTGTAAAGCGTGCTTATGAAGATACACATAAACACTTTCGTTCAATCAGCCGTGAATTTATTAATTCAGATACGGGTGAAGTGTTCACTATTAACAACGGATATTTATGCGATTCAAATAATCATCAGATACTTTCGTACTACACTACACTTTTTATTCCGGGCGTTTACAGACTTAAACCTGAGGCAATTACAGGCGGTGAATGCGAACTTGAGATTGGTAGTTACGGTGCAGCTGCAAGATTTTTAAAGATTGTGAAGAAACAATATGGTGATGCGATATTCATGGCAAGGTTTGGAGTTCATGACTATCGTAATAGACGTCAACATGCTCAGAAGATTGATTATTCAAAATTAAAACCAACTGAATTAATTTGCGGTGACGGTAAACTTGTCGACATACTCGTCATTAGTGATGACTGGAGACACGTATACCGTCCGTGGCTGATGGGCTGGATGGATATGCAAAATCGGAGATTCTGTTATCAGGAATCTTTATCAGAAACATCAGAGGCAATAGCAAACAGTCTTGCAGTGGCGGTCAGCAAATGGGGACTTCCTGAAAGGTGTTTACATGATAATGGCAAATCTTATCTGTCCGGCAGATTCCATCAAATGAAAGAACACCTCGGAATTAAAACCCGCAAAGGAACAATCAAACTTGCAAGGGTAAAACCTATCGAATCATTCTGGCACACACTCGACAATCTTCTTAAAACACAAATTGGATATACAGGGAATAAACGTGAAGAGTTTCCACAGGATACTAGAGACAGACTTAAATTCATACTTGGCGAGCAACGTGATTTAAAGCGTATTGAAAAAATGTTTAAAGAGGAAAAACCTGCGGATGGTAATATAGTTAATATTTCTAATCCTGAAGCTCGAATGAAAAACAGCAAGAAACGATTGATGCATATTTCAGAGTTTATTGAATTACTCGAAAATAAACTCGAAGAATACCACGAGACAGTCCATCGTGGTTTAATGAAAGATGCAATTGGCAAACAATCATTAAACATAAATTGCACTGATGAGGTTATTAAATCATTCGGTGACAGGATTAATACTCCGATGGGCAGATACGATTATAAAGTTCAACTTGGGTTCACACCTGCGCGCGCTAACCCTGATACAGTTTCAATTTATGCAATGAATTATGATACACGTATTTGTCAGCTTAAAACAGGGATAGCATTTAACAATGAAGAATACTATTCAGCAAAGCTCAGGCAGTATGCAGGTGAACGTGTACTTATCCGATATACGCATTCAAAGACTGATGCGCTGTATGTGTTTTATTCAGAAGAGTTACAAAAAATAGGAACTGATAAAAAATATATCACATCCGAAGTAATGAATAACCTTAAGTTCATATGCATCGCAGAACGTCAACGTGCCATTCATTATAACGATGAATCATTTAAAGAGTCCATTATGCTGCGTAATGCTGAGGAGCGGAAACTACGTAATTCAATCGCTGCAAAACCGGAAGGAAATATTCACTCAATCAGTGCATTGGATTCTCAGATTAAGACAATCAACGATGCAGAACAAGACTTTGTAATATCAAACTTAAACAAAGAAAAACCTTTTAAAAAATATAAAGACTTATTCGATGATTAATAACAACTCAGCTAAAAAAATTATTACGTTTGATTCGTATTCAGATGATGCTGAATATACAAACGTAAATGCGGGCAAAATTCAAAAAGCATTAAAGAGGCTTATTGAAGTTTTAGGGTTTTCACAGAACCAGCTTTCGAGAAAAATTGAGATTTCTTCTTCCGTTCTATCTCAAATTCTGAAGGCAAAGTATGAATACGATAAAGACAATTCCGTATGGGTTCAGATTGAAAAATTCCTTAATGAAATAAATGGTGACATATTTGAAACCGAACTTTACACAAAGGTTCACAAAATATTAAACCAGACATTTAAGGAAAAGATAATCACGGTTATTACATCAGCTTCCGGCGCAGGGAAGACACTTGCGGCAAAGAGGTACTGTTTTATAAACCACGATGCAATGCAAATCCGAATCACAGAGGTATTCAATGTGAAATTCCTTTTACAAAAAATGATGCAGTCAGTTGATGCTGAATGGGAAGGATATTCAAAGCAGCACATGTTTGAATCACTTTCCGATATGCTCCGTAAGAAACCACGTTTGTTTGTAATAGATGAAGCTGAGCGACTTCACGTTCCAGAGCTCGAGACACTTCGTGATCTATATGACCAGGGCAATATAGGTTTATGTTTAATCGGTCAGGAGATTCTAAGGAAAGTCTTACAAGAAGGTCACACACGGAAAAAGGATTTAGTTCAATTGTATTCTCGCATTGCCTTCTCGAAAGTCGTAAATATACTTACCCCGAAAGATATAATTATGGTATTCGATAAATTTTGTCCTGATTATGATTTATCGGAAAATAAAATCAAGAAGCTGTCTTCGTATTATGCTGCGAAAGGTGGAATAAGGGCAATTGAAAACATTGCTAAATACGCGGCAAAGAATGCAAAGAAATATGAGTATACTGTTAATGATGAGTTTATTGATAACGTGATTTCAAAAATATCTTTATAAGGAGCCGATGACAATGACAGACTTTTATATCACATTAAAGCTTGCAAAGGCATTACGGAAAATCGGTATTAAGCAGGTCTCACTGCATTACTACTTTAAGAATACCGGTGTTGTAAAACACATCAGCGATATACCTCAATCATCCGATATGGATAAGTTTTGGATTTCTGCATTTATGGATTGTGAACTGGACCCGTATTTACCTGATGGTGTAATCCTTGAGAAGAAAGCCGGAGCATGGACAGCGAAATATAAAACATATACATCATCTGATCATTCGATTATTGCTAATGCCAAAGCAGGATTGATATTGATACTCGATAGAAAGGAGTTCATACATTTATGAATAAAATAATAGGTAAAGTATGCGGGTGGAATATAAGAGAAAACACAAAGGAGGCAGATGATGTATTTGTAATTACAAGGAAAATGATATTCGTTACCCGCATTCAGAATCTCTGGAGACGGCTCATAACTTCAAACCCAAAATACAAAGGAGTTAAAGCCCGTTTAAAGATGATTAGAGTAATCTGCAAACGAGGCAATGGAGTTGCGATGTATGAAACATACGTAAAGAAGGGGCAGTTTTATTACAACATCTCATCAGAGAGTTTATTTACACTGAACGAACTAAGTGAAGCCACAGCATTTATACACGGTATAATTAAGAGACGAATTGAAACGAGTGACACAAATTTAAGAACGGCATCTATTATTAACGAAGCCAAAAGTATTCTCGATGCCGGACATAGATAAATATCTAAAGGAAGCACACGATGCTATTAAAGTGGAATCATCCATAAGAGAAATAACTCTCACGGAATTGATTTCAGAGATACTCGACAAGATGAATACATATGAAGTAATCGTTGCAGTTGGCAGATACACATACGTAATTTTTGAAGATTGCAAATACATTTTAAATAATGATTTTTTCGAAAGCAAAATAAGACCATTATGGAAACTAACCACAAATTCAAACAGGCCGTAAGGCGGAAAATAAATCGTTTAGATCATAAATTAGCAGCTGCAGCAGCTGTAGTATGGGGCGGTGAAAGGGCGGCAGTTATCAGTTGCACGACGGGAGAAGCAATTATTGCTGTCTCACAGAAAGCAAAAGAATTAGGATTTGATTATCTGGCAATTGAAGTTTCAAACGAGATAGACATTTTAAAAACACTTTTACAAAAATAAATAAATCATTATGGGAAAAGAAGTATTACCAGGACAAACATCGTTTGTCGACACATCGAAAGATGATACAGCAAATTGGAAGCTCGAGCTGGTCACAAAGAGTCCAATCAAAGACCGTGCAGGTTTATTGAAAGCACTCAGAGAGCATAAGTTCTTGAACAATGAAATCAAGAACGAACAAAGGAATTTGAACATAGCCATACAGGACCTTGAGCGGCCGGCTATGAGTCGGATTCATAATATGGAAGTCACAGCAAATGAACTTCTAAAGAACATTCAGCAATATGCATCAGATAATATTGTTGAATTTGTGGGTGTTGCAGGTGAGAGAAGACATCTTGACTTACCTGATTTTGACATCTACATCGATCTTAAAAAAGCAGTTAAAATAAAACCAAAGGCATCTTCAACAGGTGCGGAAAGTGAAATATGAAATGGCTATTAAAAAAATCATAAATGGTGAAGAACACTGGCAGAACCGTAACGGAAAGTTTATTCCTATCAAAAACATACAGAAGCATATGCGGCGCAAGGATAAAGTTGTAACTGGTATTATCGCACGCGTCATTCCTCTCAGGGAACGTCTGCAGAAAGAAAAACTTAATATTATTGCAGACATCAATAATTATCTAGGGTGGCACCAAAGAGTAATCTTAAAAGACGCCGGGATTAAAGATAAGGATCATGACTTCACGGACGGCAATGTTATTCTATCAGATTTCGCAAATACCATTAAAGTAGAACTTAAAATTAATGAGACTATGGAATTTGATGAAGGACTGAAGACAGCTGAAAAACTCTGGAAGAATTGTATTAAACGCGGTCTGAAGGATGTCCCGTCCTGGATGCGGGTTGTAGTTGAAGATACTTTCAGTGTTAATAAGAAAGGAAAGATAAATACACAGCAAGTTTTAAGGCTGACTAAGTATGCGGTAGATGACAAAGAATGGAAGGAAGCAACGAATATAGCACTCAGATCTATCCAGGTCGCAGGCACGAAGCAGTACCTGAATATGAAAGTGCGACGGGATAAAAATTCAAATTGGGAATCCGTGGGCTTAAATTTTTCATCATTATAAATTAAACCGTTCCTGTCATTCCAGCGGAAGCTGGAAACCAGAGAACATAAAAGAAAGGAAAGAATAAATGGGAGCATCGGTAAAAATAATGTTGAGTCACGATTACTGTCATTTTGAAGTCAGTAAATCGACAGACGACAATATAACAGACAAAGAAATAAACCAAATGCGGAAGGATGTACAGAAGCTTGCAGATGAAGCGGTGAGGCAATATAAAAAGTGATGAAAAATAGTTTTAACGAGAAGGCGAATAAGAAGTATGACCGGGAGGTCTTCTTGAAAGAGGTTTACGCTATTCAGGCAAAGAAAGAACCGGACAGAACTGTGCGCGAAATGGCTATGCTAAAGCAATATGAGGACGGCGAATGGGAAAAGCAGTTTGAGTATAATTATGATTATGAGGACGATCAAATTTAAATACCATTTAAATAACTTTTAATAAATAAAATGAAAAAAAGTTTTTTAGAATCAGGTGGAATTCATGGGATACACCAACGCAGAATGAGAAACGAATTAATTGTATGGGCTTTGATAGTTATTGCAATAACAACATTTATAATTTTAACAAATTAACAACTATGGACATCAACATATCAGGACATAAGGTAGAAACCGAAACACCGTTCCTGCGTAAGCAGGAAACACAGCCAAAGGAAGAAACAATCCGTTTCACTCTTTTCGTAGTGGGCATTGTTCTCGGCGCTATCGTAACCTTTATCGTCACGTCAGGAGGTATTCACTAATGGCGGGATTCATCATAGGTATAGCAATAATTCTGATTCTTGTAATCAGATTAATACAGGTCATGCGTTCATACGATGATACGTGTGTTCAGGTGAAGCTTTGTGCAGAAGGTAAAATGATTTGTGACCGTATAAACAAATGCAATGCATACAAGAAAGTAACGCGAGCTTCCAGCTTGCGGAAAGGATAAACCGATAATGGAAGACACAGTAAAGCATTCAGGAAGTTCACTCGATACCCGCAACCAGGCGTACCTCGATATGATCGCAAACGAGACCGGGTTAAACGAACAGTATAAACTTATCCTGAAGTTCATAATCAATGCCGGCGGGTCCGCCATATTCGACGAAATCTCCGCAGGTACCGGTATCCCAAAGAATGTAGTTACTGCCCGGGTCCGTGAGCTCGTAAAGGATTACGAAATCCTGTATTGCATAAAAGATACAAAGAAAGAAAATCCCATTTCGGGAAAGATGAATACACTCTGGTTCATCAACTATAACAAGTTCAATGAACACAGTCTCGTATTCTCTAAAAAACCTAAAAGAAAGGTAGCTTAAAATGACCATTGAGAAAGTTGAAGTGATTAGGGTTGCTACACTTGATAAATATATCAGTAGGAAAAGAACTTTTAATGAAGCATTTAAAGAGGTTTTAAAACAACTTAAAGTAGCATAACTATGAAACCTAAACTCTACAAATTAACTCCGACAAAAATCCCTTGGGCTGATTATGTGTGGGGCATTTCAACCGGGTGTGACAAAGTTTCTTCCGGTTGCATGAAATGTTATGCCGAAACATTTGCAATACGTTTCTGGAAGGGCAGACCGTTTAACGATGTTCGGTTCCATCCGGAACGTTTAAACTTCGCGGCGCTTAAAACAGAAGGCAATATCATATTCGTAAATTCGATGAGTGATTTATTCCACGGAAAAGTCTATGATGAAAACATAATACAGGTTATCAATGAGATGTATCTGCATCCAAACCAATGGTTTGTCGTACTGACAAAAAGGCCTAAAAGAGCGAAAGCTTTTTTTGACACATATAAAAACGCACCATCAAATCTCATCCTTGGTGTCTCAGTCGAAGATGCTTCAACGGCAGAGGAACGTCTCGACTGGCTTCTTAAAACCGATGTAAAGCATCGCATCGTTAGCATCGAACCTTATTTGCCTTGGAAAGCTAACACTAAGAAATTCTCCGAGGCCAAAGAAGTTAACATTCAATTTTACACACAGAGTACATTCGCAAAACGCGGCTGGAAAGGGATGCTCGAATGGGTCATCGTCGGTGCCGAAACCGGTCCCGGCAAAAGATATTGCGACCCGAGGTTCATCGAGAAAATTGTTAATGATTGTTTAGCTACACATACACCAGTATACGTAAAACAAATACACACAAAGAAAGATGCTAAAGGGAAATTCAAAGTATTAAGTAATCCGTATGACTTCCCTGCACGCCTGCAATATACTCAGTTCATGCGCGATTGCAGCATCGACAGATATATCAATGGTCAGGATTTTAAAGAAGCCATTAATTACATGTATCCAAAGCCAGTGATAAATGACAATGACGGGAAATGGACTCACAATAAAATTCCCCATGCCAAACATATTGACAGTAAGAAGCCCCGGGAATTAAAAAACATCGAGATTATTTCGGTAAATATTAATGGTGGATTTACGGGAATAATTAAACCGGAGGATTACAAATGAAAGTAATAGTAATCTGCGAAGATCATTCGACATTTGAATTCTCATCAGTATTTATATATCCGTTTTACGATCCATCTGCCGATGCTGAGAAGAGACATCAAATTAGAATATCGCACGGCACGGTATTCAGCGGAAGCCAACAGGATTACGCAATATACAAATGTGGGTCTGAATTGTTACGGATTGCAGTTCATGCGATTCTTAATAGGACATTCGAAAGATGTGCTGAACAGAGTGATAGTGAAACGAGAATGATATTCATTCATCTAAGGGAGATTATAAAGGAGGCAGCTGAGTGATGGGGCAAAAAATAGTAGCTGTAGGGACCGTAAATAATAATTTCAGTCAAGTGATTGATGCAATGTCAAATGTTTCCTTAACCCGGGCAGGGACAAAAGAATTCCCAAAATGCAAAGTCTGCGGAGGAGTAGTAGGGATAACAACTTATTCATGGAAATATAAGGATGGTTCTAAATTCATATATGATATGCGTTGCCAAAAGCATTTGCGTAAATATGATAAACCTGGCGTTTCTGATAAACAGGATCGTAATGCTCCCTGTTCCTGCGGTTCTGGTAAAAAGTTTAAAAAGTGCTGTATGGGTAAGGAGGTGAAAGTATAATGAATTATGTAAATGGTTGCTTAATAAAATCCATATCATTCTCACAAGAAGAAATATTAAAATCTATTATTGATTTGTATATCCCGGGAGGGGTTTTACATTGTGATGTAACTTATGCCAAAGGTGGTTTTTATAATAATATACCAAAGCCCAATCTTAAATATGATTTGTTGCCACAATCAGAAGACACAGTTAAAGCAGATTGCAGAGCTTTACCTCTCGCAGATGGTGCATTAGAAAGTCTCGTTTTTGACCCGCCGTTTTTGGCTTCCTGGAGGGTTACTTCACAAATGTTAAAAATTGAAAAATATTATTCAAGTATACGTGGGATAAAAAATTTACTAAAGATGTATGAGGATTCTATTATTGAATTTTCAAGAGTAATCCAAAACAACGGGGTATTAATTGTAAAATGTCAGGACACTATATATGCCAATAAGAATTATTTTAACCATATAACAATACATGACTATGCAAAGACAAATGGTTTTATTGCTCTTGACTTATTTATACTATTGGCAAAATCAAGATTCATCGGATCAGGCACACAAAGGTCTGCCAGAAAATTCCACTCTTATTTTTGGGTATTTAAAAAACGCCGAATTGGTAAGGAGAATGCAAATGGTTAAATTTGAAATTATAGATTTATTCTGTGGAGCTGGCGGAACGACTGAAGGCTTTAAGGAAGCAAGATATAAAGGAAAGAAAATATGCAAAGTCATAGCCTGCATAAATCACGATGAGATTGCAATCCAAAGTCACGCAGCAAACCATAAGAAGTCAAAACACTTTATCGAAGACATTAAAACATTCGATGTATCTAAATTCCCTGATTGGTCTCCTGAAGTTGTAAAAATATTGCATGCTTCTCTTGAATGCACAAATTTCAGTAATGCCAAAGGCGGTCTTCCAAGGGATGCAGACTCAAGAACACTTGCAAATCATTTGTTCAGATATATTGAGTATTTAAAACCTGATTACATAACGATTGAAAACGTCAGAGAGTTTTTAAGTTGGGGTGAGCTGGATGAGAAGGGTAAACCTATTTCAAGAGAAAAAGGAAAGGATTATGTGAAATGGGTTGAAGCTGTTAAAGCTTTCGGGTATGAGTATGAATACCGGCTGTTAAATTCTGCCGATTACGGTGCATATACATCACGTACCAGGTTGTTTATAGTCTTTGCAAAGAAAGGATTACCGATTGCATTTCCTGAACCAACACACTCGAAAGTTCCAAACAGAAAATTGAGACTAAAGAAATGGAGGGCAGTTAAAGAAGTGCTTGATTTCAGCGATGAGGGGCTTAGTATTTTCGATAGAAAAAAACCTCTTGTTGAAAAGACTCTGGAACGGATTTATGCAGGACTTAGAAAGTTTGCAGATGATGAGAATTATATATTAAAATATATAGGTAATAATACTAAAACTGGAGTAAATAATGGGAAGTCTGTTGATGAACCTTGTATAACAATAACAACACAAAATAGATTAGCTCTCATTAAGAAATGTTTTCTGTATTCTTACATAAGCGAACAGCCAAAGAGTATTGATGATTCTTTCTATACAATTACAACTCAGCCGCAACATTCGATCGTCAACACGGAATTTCTGCTTAAATATTACGGGACAGGAAATAATGTGGCAGGAATAAATTGTCCGGCTCCTACATTAACAACTAAAGATAGACTTGCAAAGATTAAAGCTGTTTATTTTATGGATCATCAGTTCAGTTCGGGGCAGAGGAATAAAAGCATAGAGGAACCTGCCGGAGGATTAACGACTGTACCAAAACAAAACCTTGTAAAAATTGAAAAAGCTTTCCTGATGAATCGACAGTATAACAATGTCGGCAGCGGAATCGATAATCCATGTTTTACTCTCATTGCATCAATGAATAAACGTCCCGGGTATATCGTTGTTTCAGAGCTTGGCGAAGTACCGATTTTTATCGATGACTATGATTCCAGAGCAACGAAAAAGATAAAATGGTTTATGGCAAAACGAGGAATTATTGATGTAAAAATGCGGATGCTTAGAGTATCCGAACTACTTAAAATTCAGGGCTTCCCTGAGAACTATATACTCAAAGGGAACGACGAGAACAAAAAGAAATTCATTGGTAATTCTGTCGTTCCAAAAATGGCAAAGAAGATTGCCGAAGCACTGTACAACGAATTAACAATTTTAGATAAACTTAATAAAGTAGCATAATGATAAAACAAATTTACATTGCAAGCTCCTGGAAGAATGTTCATGCAGTCGAATTATTAACCGCTCAGTTGCGGGACCTTGGATTTATTGTTATCTCTTGGGTAGAAAATAACTACGGTGAAAACCACAATCACGTAACAAAGAAATTCGACTTTGAAACCTGGGTGAACTCAAAAGAGTCTGATCAATCATTTAATTATGATACAGGTGGTGCATCGAGCTGTGATTTATTTATCTATTTAGGCCCGGCAGGAAAAGATGCAGCCGCAGAATGCGGCATAGCCTGGGCAAGTGGGAAACCGATGATTGGTTTAACTGCTAAAGGTGAGGACTTCGGATTGATGCGGAAAATGTTTGATAAGTGGTTTGACCGTGTTTCGGATTTATTGCAATATTTAATTCAGCATGTTGACATACAAAAATGATTATTTATAAATATATAATTACAACTCTATGTTAACAGTATCAGGAAATATTCTTTCTCTCGGTCTCGTTGTTTACTGCAAGCTTACAGGCAAACAACTTATTATTCAAAAGATACATTATAAAACAAATGTGAATCCTATGTATGTAGTACAGGAGAGAGAAGTTTCATACATAACTGTCCGTTATCACTCTACAAAGCACGATGAATTTAAAAATGCGGACATTTTTGTTCATGAAATAACTCTGGATAAACCTGCTTTCAACAACGTTAAAACCCCCTTTAAACATGGGAATTAGTTATAAGCAAATAAAAACAATTTATGCGTGCTTGAAATCCGTTAATAAGGATAATGATTTTTTACACGAATATATGCCGCTTTGGGTCGGTAAATCATCCGTTAAAGATTTAAATACGAATGACGTAATTGTAATATTAACAAATTTGAATAAGATAGGAGAGAAAACACCAATCACTTCAGGGAGCCCTACATCCGGTCAGCTGTATCGGATAAGAAAATTGAGTGAAGACCTCGGGCTTAACGAGGTTGAATTAAATAAATTTCTATTACGCACAACAAAAAATAAATCAAGTGTGGCAACTCTCACATTTACGGATGCTTCGGCAGTAATAACAGGACTCCGTAAATGGAGCAAACAGAAATAACTGAAAACTTAAAATTAAAATTATGGACAAAAGTAAAAAGACAAACATTTTAGAACCATTAAAAAAAGAAAATAAACAAGAGAATCTTTCGTTCAGAGTATCCTATTCAGATGGTACAGTATTTCCAATCATAGCGCGTTGTATCGTTGTAGCGAATGCAGTTGCAAGGCTTTATGCCAACGGTAGATCATACGGAATAAAACAGGTGTAAAATCTATCCTTGCAAATTCAAGGTTTATTAAAATGTTTTGCTATTGTAAATTAGTGTATGAATAATGATAACATGAATATCGACAAAGAAAAAGAAAAAGAGCGGATCATAGAAGATGCCCGGAGATTAGGTATTGCCTCCGAGATAAAGATTCGTAATTTGAGAATACGGAATGAATATAGAATCCTACGAAGGTCGCATAAATGCAAAGAAGCATTATTCATTCTGGCAGAGAAATATTTTCTCGACAACAAAACAATTCAATCAGCAGTTTATCAAAAGAATAATGAGTAACAATAATAAACAAATATTACCTGAAGCCAAACGTCTATATCTCGAAGGAAGATCACCATCGGACATACTTAAATTGTTTCCGACTTTGTCAAGTTCAACTTTGTACACCTGGAAAAAGAAATTTAAGTGGGATGAGCTGCGTGATACCAAAATGAAGAAGTTTACAAACTCACCTGAGATACTTCTTGATATGCTTGAAGAGTTATTGAGTAAAGTACCGGGGATGCTGGCAAGTGAAGATATAGATGTAAATCAGAAATCTACCAACATCGCAAAAATATCAGATTCTGTTTCAAAGATTTGTAGTTCAATAAAATCATTATCTAAAGATAAGGATAGATTGTCCGCCATACTTTTCTCAATGGAGGAACTTGGTAATTATATAAATATTGCACCCGACAAACATTTATTTGATGATGAGTTTAGAATTAAGTTCGATGCATTGTTATCTGGATTCTCATCACACATTCTCGATAAGTATTCAGAAAAGGGAATGGGTTAATTTTTTATAATTAAATAATTAAATGATATGAGCAAAGAAACACACAAAATTGTCGTTAAGAAAGTATTAATTCAGGAGAGTATCAATAAACAGATAAAAGAGTTATTGAGTCTTGCTGAAGAAGAGGGTTTAGTTGTAACGGATCTGCGGTTATCATTAACCCTCGTTGAATTTGGCAGTAGTCAAATCGTGGGAGCACATTCAGAATTTAAAGTTTCCATATAATATGAAAGATAAAGATTTTGTAATAAAGTTTGAGAATCTTCGTGGCTGGATTAGAAATTCCGTTAAGGATTTCTCAGGTGACACACTTGAGAAAAAGGCAGAACGTATTGCCAAAGCTAAAGAAGATAAAATCTTTTTTGCAAAGACTTATTTTCCGCATTACATATCAGATGATTTTGCACCGGTGCATACCGAACTCTTTGAACTATCAGACATATACAATAAACCTGTAGTTGTAGCAGGTGCGCGTGAGGTCGCAAAATCAACAATAATTTCATTCTTCGATGAGCTGCATAAAACACTTTATAAGTTAAATAAATTTACCGTATTCATTTCTGATACACGTGAGACTGCAGCAACAGAATTTCTGCTTCCAATTCGGGCGGAACTGGAAGCAAACCCAAGAATCATTGCGGACTTCGGCGAACAAAAGTCTGACTATTGGGGGCTTGAAGATTTCGTTACTTTATCTGGGAAGAGATTTCTGTCTCTTGGCCCGAGACAAGGAGGAAAAGGAAAAAGAAATAAAGGCTCACGTATCGACAGGGTTATTGTTGAAGACTTCGAAAATCTGAATTCATCACGCAAGAAAAGTATTATTAAACGCCGTTTAAAGTACCTTATGTCGGATATAATGAAGTCCACAAATTTCAGAAAGTGGCAATTTATATTCGTTGGGAATTACTTTTCAAAGAAAACCATTATTCATACACTTCTGACTTCCGATGATTATAAAAACTGGGAGCGCAGAATTTATCCGGCAATAATTGATGTCAAAGGTAAACAGAAATCTATCTGGGAGGCACGTATGCCGCTCAAGAAGCTTCTCGAGGAGCAAGCTGATGATCCTGTGACATTCAGGACCGAACGGATGCAAAAACCGGATGACGATGAAGCTAAATTTAAGGAAGAATGGTTTCAAAAATTTGACATGAAAGACATTTCAGATTCTAAAGGTGAACTGCGTTTACCAGTTGTTACCTATCATGATCCGGCAGCAGGAAAAGGAGAAGAGCATTGTTATAAGGCAACAGTTTCACTGGCTGTCGACAAAAAAAATGCGGACTATTATGTAATTCATGCATACATAAATAAAGATTCAAAGTTTAGAAACATTCAAAAGCATTTTGACATTTCAAAGGAATTCCATTCTGTAGCAGACGGCGTAGAATCTAACGGTTACCAGTTGTCACTTAAAGAAGATTACGAGCGTGAAGAGAAACATCGTGGAATCAGGTTAAACTTAAAATTAATTCATCATCGGGAGTCGAAAGAAGTACGTATTTTACGGCTCGAGTCACCTATTGAACGTGGGCATATAAAGTTTTTAAGAGTTCCCGGGTACACTGGTGTAAACATGCTTATTGATCAGCTTCTTGATTATCCGGATGGTGATGATATTGACGGACCGGATGCGCTTTCAGGTGCCATCGAAGTTGCAGATCAAGTTATACTTAAAAAGAAAAATAAATTAAAGGCTAAGGTATTTTAAATGAAAAATAATAACAATACTTCAGTCTCTTCTCACAAAATGAAAACTCCTATTTCTTATTATGGGGGCAAACAAATGCTCGCAAGTCGTATAATTCCGCTATTTCCAAAACACAATTTATACTGTGAGCCATTCTTCGGCGGAGGTGCAATATTCTTTCAAAAAGAACCATCCCCGGTTGAAGTAATAAACGATATTGATGGTCGGGTTGTAAACTTTTTCCGTTGCGTAAAAACAGATTTCCAATTACTAAAGTATTTAATACTTCAGACCCCGCATTCACGTTCAGTGCATAAAGAAGCTGAGATTGTTTTAAAAAACCCGGAGTTCTATTCAAAGGTTAAACGGGCATGGGCTTTCTGGGTGCAGACAAACATGTCCTACGGATGTGCTATATTTGGTGGATTTGCTTATGGTAAAACAAAGAATTCTACAGAAAAGAAAACTATGAATAAGCGAAACAATTTTACGGACGAATATGCTAAACGATTGGACTGTGTACAGATTGAAAACAATGATGCAACCAAGATTATTAAATCTCGTGATTCTGTTAATTCTTTCTTTTATTGCGACCCTCCATACTACAACGCTGATATGGGTCATTACGGTTTTTACACGAAAGATGATTATGTTAAATTACTCGATACTCTCAGTAATATTAAAGGAAAATTTCTTCTATCCTCGTACAATTCCGACGTGCTTGATCACTACTCTAAGGAAAAGAAGTGGGATAAGATTGAACACACCATGCTTATGCCAATGAGTAGGAATACAAAGACTAAAACGGAAGTGTTAACAGCAAATTATAATTTAAATTAAAAATTGTAACCATGAGCAAAAGAAAGAATCCTGTTGTTAAAGTTATCCCGGTAAAAGGCAAAACTACAACGAAAATAATCGAATTAGAAGTTAGTAAAGACTCACAAACACCTGGAAAGGTAATTGCCCGTACCTATGGTATCGAAGATGCTCAGGGAATCGTTATTCCCGGGACAACTGGGGTTAAGAAAAGCGATAAAGAAGTTAAAGTAAAAGGCAAAATTAATATTGTCAAAGATTCCGGTCAGAAACTTAAAACAACAATGTCTGTAACATACCGTTTGCCTTATATAGACCCGGAAGCGATTAAAGGATTCTATGAAGCTAACCCAGAGCATGTGAGATGTATTAATTTAAAAGCTAACTGTATAATTGGTGGAGGTGTTGACATCGAACCAATTGATCCTAAATTAACCGAGTATAAGAATGATAAAGAATATAAGCTACTTGAAGATTTAATAACAAAACCTGTTAATAAAAACGATGAAGGGCTCATAGAGGTATTAAGAGCTTGGGTAGCTGATAAAGTTAATTTTGGATGGGGGCCATTAGAAATCGTAAAAAATAATGGAGGCACACTTGGAGAAATCTATTATTTCCCAGCATATGAGGCAAGACTTGTTTATAACGATAGAATAGAAAACGGAGGTTTTGCAGAGAAAGTCACGGTCATCCAACTTATTAATTCAAGTGAAGCAGTCAGATTTCCAATCTTCAGTGAGAAGAATTTTAAGGATAAAAAGAACCTGAGACTAACTATGTTACTCAGGAATATGAATCCGTTTGACCGGTTTTACGGATTTCCGGACTGGTATCCGGCAACTGCAAAACTCATATTATCTTCATTGATAGATGATTACAATATTAGGTCGTTTAAAAATGATTTGATGTTGAACTTTGTCATTATTGTTGAAGGCGGTGATATTGCGGACGGACAGGATGATGCTATTAAAACATTTTTATCTGCTAATTATAAAGGAGTAGGTAATGCTTCTAAAGCGCTGTATTTATCAACTGATAATCCTGATGTAAAAGTTCGAATCGAGAAAGTTCAAAAGGACGGGAGAGAAGCATCATTTAGATTGACTCAAAGTGATACTTCACAAAGCATAATTATTTCACACGGTGTAATTGCTTCCCTTATAGGGATCAGTCAGTCTGGGAAACTTGGGAATACTTCAGAGAACTATGATTTGTTCCGTGTTATGAACGAAACTGTCATAAAGCCCGAGCAAAAGCAGGTAGCAGATAAATTAAATTCTCTTATTAGAATAGGACTTGGAATTACTAAGTTTAAACTCGTTCCGAAAGAATTAACATTCGAAAAACTCACTGAGATGGTGAAATTTGCGACTGAACTTGTAAGAGAAAATATAATTGATGATAACGAAGCAAGACAGTATTTGAATTATGAAACTCGTGAAGTTGACCCTAATACGCTAGCTGACCAGGTCAGGAATCTGACAAAGCAAGTCCGTATCATTAAAGAATCACTCGAGAATTAATGTGTATTAAATCAAATATTGAAATTTTAGAAAAAGAACTTACTAATCTCGAGTATGTTATTATACAAAAGGATGAGAAAGGTTACAAGAAACTACTGAAGAAGCTCATTACTCTTCAGGTGAATTCGTTTGACAAAAAAGTAAACGAAGCTATTGATAAATGCATCAATTACTTAAAATCAGTCGGAGCGGAATCGTTTAATAATGACCATTTAAACTACATTCAAACAGTGTTTGAAATGTCACTCGGGAAACATTTGCCATCATTAATGGAGGCAGATTTACTAACTCTAAACACTCAAATATATAAGTTTGGAATTGGTGAGGTTGGAAAATCTGTTAAAATGAAACTTGGGTTTGATGTTCCTGATGAAGAAGCGGGTGTCATACTTGGTAAACAAAATTTATTCTGGGTTCAGGATTATTATGGAACTCAGTTAAAAGATGAAATTAATAAAATTTTGACACCATATTTTAAATCGGATAAAACAATCAACGAGGTCATTGATGATTTCCAAAAATCGTTTAATAAAATTACTAATAAAGGTGTTGATTATTTCGAGGGGCTCGCTGAACATACTACTAACCGTGTCCGGGAGTTAGGTAAAATTACTGGTTATGAGAAAGCCGGTATTGAATCATATGAGATTGTAGCGGTTGTTGATGATCGTACATCGGACATATGTTTGGAAATGAATGGTAAAATATTCGATGTGGCAAGCGGCGTAAATTTCCGCGATACAATATTAGGGTTAAGTGATCCCGCCGACATTAAAAATGTCGCGGCGTGGCGCACCCCTGACGAAATCAAGGGACTTTCAGTGGCTGATCTGCCTCCGGGTATGGAAGTACCGCCATATCATTTTAAATGTCGCACTATAACAGTTGCATATTTTGCTGCTGCTGCTTAA